TGTTATAGTTTTCTACAAACTTATTAAAGATGACAATAACGAAGTAATGTGGCATCCAGTATGACAGTAGAAAAGAAACCTTTAGAACTTAATAGAGTCTTAAGTGCATTAGATAATAAAGATCGTGACTTCATAGACAGTTTGACTCCGCCTGAAGAAAAACAATTAAGTCCATTTATGATGATACGCTGGGGATCAAGTACAACTGCCAGTTATGATATGCAGGCCTATTATTTGTTAAGTGTAAATGAACGACTAAACAAAAACTTCTTTGATATAAGTGCAAAGGATCATAAAAAGTTTCAATGGTTACTGGCCACAACAGTTAGTCCTGGTATGGGAAAACAATATTACAAATGGTTAGGTAAAAAGAAAGTAGATCCTGCTAAAGCCAAGGTATTAAACTTTTTGCAAAAAATATATCCCACAGCAAAGACAGATGAGATTGAACTAATGGCTACGCTCAATGATAAAAAAGATCTTAAAGAACTAGCACGTAAGCATGGATGGGACGAAAAGCAGATCAAGGAATATCTATGAAGATGCTAATAAATGGTTGTAGTTTTATGGATAACTTTCATTACACGCAACATTTTAAAGATGTAATGGGTGCATCAGTAACTAATATTGCCCGTCCAGGAAGTTGTAATCGTCGCATACTCCGTACAACAATGGACTACGTAGAGAACAATGATGTGGATTTTGTCCTCCTGGGTTTAACCTTTTATGATCGTCAAGAAAGCCCATTTGTAAATAAATCTGATCCATGGGTTAGTTATAACAGTCAAGGTATACAGGCGGTGTTTTCTAATGTAGATGATTATGAATCCCCGGCAGAGTATCAAATACTCAGTCGTTAGGTTATTGTATTTTTAATACTTGCGATAGCCATCATAAAGTTACAGATCTATACAATGATGCTGGAATAATACCATTTGATTTTATTGGCAATGTCTACATGGAAGAACATGGGTGTGAGCACTATTACCTTGATGACGATTTGCCCAAGAACGCAAGACATCATTATTCCAGCGATGTTATAATACTAGTCCGTTACCTAGCAGACTATATTAAGGGAAACAAATTAATTGAGCGAATATAAGTGTCGTTATTGTGGAAAAGGTTTCAGTAAGGAAACAACACTTACTGCACATCTCTGCGAGCAAAAGCGTAGGGCGCAACAAGAAACAGAACGTGGCGTTCAATTAGGTTTGCAAGCGTACCTACGTTTCTATGAGACAACACAAGGGTCGGCTAAATTAAAAAGCTATGAGGATTTTGCAAAGAGTCCTTACTATACAGCATTTGTTAAATTTGGTAGATACTGTGTTGGTATACGATGTATTAACTTCTTGAGTTTTACTGATTGGCTCTTAAAGAATAATAAGAAGTTAGACTATTGGTGTAAAGATTCAATGTACACAGAATGGATGCAGCCTTATCTTCAGAAAGAAGCCGTACAGGATGCACTAGAACGAGCACTAAAGGAGATGCAGGATTATGCGGATGATCATCCAGAGCTTAAGAATGGTTATAGAGACTATTTTAAGTATGGTAATGCTAACAGGATATGTCACCATATTGTCAGTGGGCGGATTAGTCCTTGGATTGTATTTAATTGTGATACTGGCGTTGAGTTCCTTGGATCACTGGATGAAGGGCAAGTGGAATTAATTATGCCTTATATTGATCCTGATTATTGGCAACGCAAGTTTCGGGATTACCTTGCTGACACCGAGTGGGTTAAAGATATTCTTAGCAAGGCAGGATTGTGATTAGAGTAGAAATACCCTGGCACGATCAACGCAATGGTGCAACATTTTCTGTAGAACTAAGTCAGTGGTGCAAAGCACAGGGACTACGGGATAGAACAGATTATAACTGGCAATTTAAACCTAGTGAAAACGTTACGGTATTTTACTTTGAAGACCATTGCGAAAGTTACGCAACATTATTTCAATTGAAGTGGGCAGGAAATGAAATTTAACAGTGATATTGATATCGACTTTGGCAATAGAGAACAAGCGTTGGCGCTACTCAAGCACACCCCTGCGGGCATTATTCGAGATGGTAAATTAATTAAACACAACACCGGTGTGTATGCAACTGATGTGCCCGTTGATCCTTTTACAGGCATTGCCAGCTTGGATCACAATGTGGCAGAAGACCGCGGATACACTAAGTTAGATTTTTTAAATGTTTCTTTATATACACAGATAAAGAATGAAGAACATTTGAAAGAATTGATGTCACAAGAGCCATTATGGGATTTGCTACTACAACCTGAGTTTTGCAGTCAGCTAATACACATTGGAAATCACCATACTACATTAAGTCAGATGCCCGAACCTGTGGATAGTATTCCACGTATGGCTATGTTTTTAAGTGTTATTCGTCCTGCTAAAAGACATTTAATTGGTAAGACATGGAAAGAAGTGGCGGACTCGGTATGGGAAAAGCCCGCAGACAACAGCTATTATTTTAAAAAATCACACGCTGTGGCTTATGCAAATCTAGTAGTAGTACACATGAATCTAATCTGCGAACAGATTAGTTATGGGTTTAGCTGATTTTACGTACTAGTGTAATCGATTTACGTTTGCTACGTTTAGTAGCCATTTCTTTGAGGCTAACGTAAGGCCCCATCTTTATTTCAACATCTTTGCTGTTCATTGTGCGTAGACACAATTTAAACACAGCCCAATCCTGTTTTAAAAACACATTAATCGGGATTAATCTATTACTTTCCCACCACCAGGTTTCGCCAAGTTCCAGGAAAGTTTTCTTTACAAGCTCGTCCTTAAGTAATCCAAAATCATAAAGTGTTGTGATAACTTCATCTGAATTTTGTATTATGCCTATATAGTCATTTCCGCCATAAGTTACATAACTTATAAAGGGATATTTTGATAATAATTGCTTGTAATGGTCTTCCACAGTTTACGCTAAATATGTTAAAAGATAATCAAAATGCAGACTATCAAAGCGTATTTATATGATAACATCGTGGAGCTCCAAATTTTGGACACACGTATCTACAGCAGAAGGAACCGAGTTGTGTACAGCAGACCTATAAAAATCTATCAGGGTATAGAAAATCCCTTGCAAGTAGTAATTAAGAATCAAGATCAGAAAAAAGTTGATTTAACTGGTTATGCAGTACAGGCTGACATACAGGATCCAACTAATCAAATTACTATTAATAGCTATGCAGTAACGTGGGCCAATATCGAGCAGGGCCTTGGCGGATTTACCATTGATACAAATACAGTTAATAGTCTTGAGCAACGTTTCTATAAACTAACTTTTAGAACAATTAACAACACAACCAATCTAGAGCAGCCGATTTATGTAGACGATAACTATGGCGTTCCATTGGATTTAGAAGTGCTTCCTGCATATTATTCAACAACAAGTAGCCCTCCGACAAGCACAGATTATGTAGTAGATGGTGGTACAATATAATGGCTGTTGGAAACGTAATAATTAAACAAGTTTTAATGCGCCGCGGCAATACCGCATCTGCAAGTGCCTACACCGGTCCTGTAGGTGAATTGATTGTTGATACTGGCTTAGATACCCTTCGTCTCCAAGACGGGGTAACAGTTGGTGGTCACATTCTGGCAACCAACAATCAAATATCAACGTTGAGTAATACAGTTGCTAACCTAACGGTATTGGCCAGTGGTAACTATGGTAACGCCAACGTAGCTGCCTACTTACCGACTAACTCTACAATTATTGCACTAACTGCTAATGCAGCCAGTCAAGCCGGTGATATTACAACACTATATGCAAATGCTTCTGCACAGGCAAATAGTTTAACTGGTGCAAATGCGGCTATAGTTACTGCAAACACAGGAATGAAGTCCTATGTTGATTCGGTAACAACAGCATGGACTGCTAATGCTGCTAGTCAACAAGCATTAATATCTACAATCAATGCCAACGTTACTGCGGCCAACGCAGCTATAGTTACTGCAAACACAGCATTAAAGAGTTATACCGACACTGCAATCAGCACAGCTATTAATAATCTAATAGCATCTGCTCCGGGCACATTAGATACCCTAAATGAAATTGCAGCTAACTTAGCAAGTGAAGCCAGTGCAATTGGTGCTATTACAAATAGTATCACAGCAGCCAACACAGCTATTGTAACCGCTAACACTGCAATGAAAGGTTATGTCGATGCACAAACATCGGCAGTAACAACAGCATGGACCGCAAACGCAGCAGCACAGTCTAACCAGTTAACAGGCGCAAACGCAGCAATTGTAACAGCCAATACAGCAATGAAGGGCTATGTTGATGCGGTAACTACTGCATGGACTGCTAATGCCGGCACACAACAAACTGTAATTAATACATTACAGGCCAACGTTGGTTCATTTTATACCTATGCTAACTTAAACTATGGTACCAGCAGTTATGCTAATGCCAACGTGGCTGCATACTTAACAACTTACGCTGGCAATATTGCTCTTGGTAATATCACACATACTAATGGTAGTAACGCTTTTAATATTACTGTATCTGGCGGACCAAACAACTCTACTTGGAATTTTGATAGAGGCGGTCAATTGACTATGCCCGGTGGCTGGTCAACTCCTACACTAAACTTGGGTCAACTTAGTAATACTGTACAACTTTGGGCAGTATCTAATAACTCATTGCAACTGCAAACAGATGGTGGCAATAAATCTTGGACTTTCGGTACAGACGGCAATTTATCATATCCAGACGGAACTAAGACAAACGGTAATACAGCGTACTCAGTTAATACTACAACTGGTTCACTCAATGCCTTTAAGTGGAAGTTTAGTGATAGTACTGTTGGTAGTGATACAATTACTCTGCAATGGAATTTATTAGATACTAAACAAAGTCAATGGTTGTTATCAACTAACAATCAAGGCAAACAATGGACTTTAGATAGTGCTGCACAAACAATAGGATTTGCCAACGTCGGCGATACTGTTAGAGGCACAGTTACATTTGGTACAGCAACCAATGGCGGCACTGGTAACGTCAATGACATTGAATTAACATCATTAAATGGTAATGCTTATATTACAACAAGTGATGGCGCTTGGAACTTTGACTCTACTGGTAACTTGACCATGCCATGGCATGGAAATAAACATGATGGTCATATTTTTAATGTTCGTGGCCTACATGCCTTGGGTGCAAGTACCGCGGCATCTATTGATGGCTTTACAAGCATAAGCGCAGGTAATATTGTTGCCACTTCTGGTAACGGTGGCAACGGTACAGTCTATGCCAATGGATACTATTGGGCCAACGGTGTTAGTATCTTGTCTGGCTTAACAGCTAACCTTAGCTTTGTTGGCGACACCATATATGATCTCAACGGGCCATCGCTTGTTAACGGGGACTTGAGCCACGGATCCACATCAAGTGTTCTTCTTCCCCGCAATGGCGCATCAACAGCGGCACACATAATCAACACATATGGTGCAGTCAGCGTTACCACTGGCACAGACCCTGTTGACACACAATCATGGGACTTTAATTCAGATGGCACAATAACATTACCTGGAAGTTCTGGTTACATTGGTCGTGCCGGATATACAAACGGTATAGATTTATATAACAACTCGGGTGGTGCTGGTTATGTAAGAATGAACTACGCCGACAGTGCTGTTCTATGGGCAGACCCAGCTGGTTCACATCTTGCAACTGCCGGTGGCTCTCTGTTATTAGACAATGATGGTAATGTAACTATTACTGGTAGTATATTGTTTAGTGGTAGCCCTGGCGGTATAATTTCGGGCCCGGATACAATTACCACGTCAAACATTGTAGTTGGCAATCAAATTAAATTTGGTGATGGTTCAATACAGACAACAGCTTATACTGGTGGCGGAAGTAGTTACGGCAACAGCAATGTGGCGGCTTACTTAACTGCTAACCCACAATCTGGAACGTACAGCAACGTAAACGTAGCGGCTTACATTTCTGCTAACCCAGTAGGAACAACCTACAGCAACGCTAACGTAGTTTCTATGTTGAGTGCTAATACTGCTGTCTTTATTGGCAACGCTAACCCATATACAACGCAATCAAACATCACACAATTATTTGTTGGCGGAAATACTGTTATTACTAGTGGCGGAGGTGCAAGTCCTGGCGCTACACAAATATTAAATAACGCATACTGGAATAACGCTGGTGTATTGACTGCCCGTAATACCTATAATGGCGGTGCAATGCAGATTGTTATTGATGGTGCTAGTTTGTCTATTAGCGCACAAGGTAGTACTACTGCTAATACTGCAACAGGCATGGGCACTAGACTAACACTTAATAGCACCACACTTAGTACATCAAATAGTGTGGGCATTACAAGTGCTGGTACACTGACAGCATCAGGTACTCTGGCAGTTAACGGCTCTGGTGGTATTACAACTACTCAAACTACAATCCCATTGTTCAACGGCACTGCGACAACAATCAACTTCGGTGGTGCTGCAACAGCATTGAACATGGGCGCTGCAACTGGTAGTGTCACGGCTGCTGGTAACTTGTTTGCTGGCAACAACTTAGGAACTAGCACAGGTAACTTGAGTGTTCGTGCTCAGGGCAATTGGAATACACTGACACTCTATAACATCGCCGGCGGATACAACAGTCCTCCTTATACTAACCAAGCACTAACGGGCGGCAGTGGCACAGGCATGACTGCAAACTACAGTTCGGTAGGTGGCTACATTAGCACTATTACTGTAAACAACCCTGGTACAGGATATAAGAACGGTGATATTTTAACAGTGCCAAACGGTCTCGGTACCACTGTTATTCTAAGTAACTATAACTCTGCTGTTGCTGGTACAATTGGTGGCGCTGCCAACTTTACGTTCACTATGGATGGTTCATTGATACTTCCAGGCAACGTAACACACGCCACAAACTCTGCAATATTCGGTGACTTTACAAACAGCACCGTAAACTACAGAACTATATTCCGTCCAACAGCCGCAAACAGTAACCCTGGTATCTATACAGCGCCAACAGGTACAGGAACTTCAGCAAGCTGGCAAGCAGCCAATAGCAGTGACTTGACTAACACAAGCAAGATTCTGATTGCAGCCGGTGCCAGCGATGTACAACTTGTATCAGGTATCAACGGCACAGGCACATATTTGCCATTGAGCTTCTTGACTAACGGCACAACACAGATGCAGTTAGGTACTGCGGGCAACTTGAACATGGTCACTGGTGGTAACATAGCTACTGCTGGTAATGTCATCGCTGGAAACTATCTATTCTCAAATGGTGTAAGCATCTTGTCCACAGTTAGTGCAGGCAGTTATGGCAACACTCAAGTTGCTGCCTATTTGCCAACATACTCGGGTAACGTAGGTGCAGGTAACATTGTAACTACTGGTGCAACGTCGGGTAACATTTCAGGCGCAAACTACATTAGTGCTAACGCATTCCAAGTAAGTACTGGTATTTTCTGGGCCAACGGCACCGCTTGGTCTAGTGCAGGAGGCAGTAGTAGTTCTATCTCTAACGGGGCAAGTAGCTTAACTTTTGCTAGTTCAGGCGGCAATGGCGTATTCCAAATCGGCGGAGTGCAGACAGCAACTTTTAGTCAAAGTACAATCTCAATGATTGGTAATATTAGCGCGACAGCTAACATTATTGCTACTAACTTAATTGGTACTCAATATGGTAATACAATCGGTACTACTGCTACATACAGCGGTAATTTAACAGCAGCAAACATTAATGCTAACCAATTTGGTAACAGCGTTGGTACTACCGCTACCTACTCTGGTAACATTACAGCAGCAAACATTGTAACAACTGGTACATATGGTAACATTACTAACGCCAACGTTATTTTTGCTAACACTGTTGTAGTTGGCGGCGTAAGTTTAACCCGTGCCACAAACGGTTACAACAACTGGAAAGGTAACACATACGCAAACATAGATAATATAAGTTGCAGCGTATTCTCTAACGGTATGCCAGCACTGAGTAGCGTAAGCGGTACATTGAACTACTTTTGGTCAGCAACAAGCGTCATGTCTGGTCATGCAATCATTGGTAACACAAACACTGGCGGTAGTGCAACAACTATTCCTCAGAGCTTTGGCCTACCATGGACATTGGCCTCAGGCGGAGACACAGTTACAGCAGTGATCCAAGATCAGGGGTTGAGTCGTGTGTACAACGTAACTTATATGCAAACTGTTGGCACTGGTAACTGTGCAATCGTTGCGGAAAGAATCCTATAATGCTTATTGGTGCAGGAGTTCAATTCGGGGGTGGTGTACAAGTTATCAGCGAAGTCGCACAATATAACTATGTATTGAGTGGGTTGCAGATGTTCTGGGACATTGGCAATAGCTCAAGCTATCCTGGATCTGGTACTGTTATTACTGACTTGAGTGGCAATGGTATTACGGGTACGGTAAGCGGAGCAACATACGCATCGGGCGGATTAACAACTGGAACCACTGGGGCAAAATACATTTACACCCCGTCAACATTTAACTTGGGTAATGCGTGGACTGTGACAGTGGTATCTAACACCAGTACAACACAAACACAATATTGGGCTGTGATGTGGGGCGGCGAAACTTGGTCGAGTGCAGGTTTCCTAGCTTATCAAACAGGAGCCACGTCATTAACATTTGGTAAACCTAGTGGTGGCACAAGCTGGAGCACTACACAAGCTGCAATTCAAGGTAACAACACAGTGTGGGACTTTACATATGATGGTACTACAGTGGCATTGTATAAAAACGGCAACCCGACCCCTGTTCAGTCTGCTGCGATGACTACTGCTACAGTAAGCACTTATGGTATATTCTTTGGAGCACGACACGTTAACGGTGGCGGCTCTACCCCAACAGACTTTTCTACAACAACATTTTATCAAATGCGTATCTACAACCGTGCATTAAATACAACGGAAATAGCAAGTAACTATTCTACAGTGAAAGCACAATATTCTGGATTGAGTTTACCATAATGCTAATAGAATCAGGAATTACAATAGGTTCAAATATTACTATAGGCGACTTGCCTACGGTCCCTTACCAGACTGGTTTGTATACTTTCTCAACATTTACATTCCAGACTGGCAACACCGTTGGCCCAACGGGTCCTAATACAGCATGGCTTTTTGGTAACAGCTATAGTAATGTGGGTAATACTTGGCTCACAAATACAGCCTACTTTAGTGTGAGTAACGGATATCAATATTGGACCGTGCCGCAAGACGGTAATTATCAAATCGTGGCCGCTGGCTCACGCAGTGGTATCGGGACTTGGGCAAGTAACGTCATGTCTGCCAATATGTATGGTCGTGGTGCGACTATCAGTGGAACTTTTGCGTTATCACAAGGACAAACAATTGCAATTGCAGTGGGACAACCCAGTGCTAACGTAACTAACGCCAGCTATATCGGCGTTGGCGGTGGCGGTGGTACATTCGTCGTTCTGGGCAATACGTTCCCGTTAGTAGTAGCTGGTGCAGGTGGCGGTAACGGGGCATACTCGTCTATAGCTAACTTTGCTGGTAACGCACAAACTACAGCCAATGGTGGCGCAAGTTTTGGCGGAGCTCCTGGTGGCGCCAACGGCTTGGGCGGTAACAGTCACATTAACGC